CTGATCATAAAGTAAACTTTGATTTCATATCATCAAACGTTGATTACTATTTTTTGATTTTTCAATCTTTTCATAAAGTAGAAGATATAGTTAAAATTATAGATGATATAACTCAACAATGTAAAACATATAAAGAACTTTGTGTATTTGTTCCTAATTTACATCAACAACATAATAATAGAACGGGAAAAAGATACATCGAAGATTTGTTCTCTCAATTGAGTTCTAGAATAGCATATTATTGGAAAGAACAAGATAATAGATTATTTCTTTCTTCATATAATCCTGTCTCACACATTTCAGAGACCGATGAATCTAAAAATCACGAAGAAAATAATAATGTACTTAATCCTATTTTAGATTTTCAGTCTGATGATACACTGAAAATTTTACACATATTGGTTGGTTGCGGTATAGACGTTCCTCCTAGAGGTTATGGTGGAACAGAAGAAGTGATCTATCATTATAAAAGAGTTGCCGAGTCTAGAGGTCATGAAGTAGAACTCAAGCATATTGATGAAATAACATATGAAGACATGAAATATTATGATGTGATTCATAATCATATTGGAGGATTTCATGAAATACTAGAACAAAGAAATATGCCTTATGTTTATACTATGCATGATTCTTGGGCAAAGATTCACGGTAAAGGATCATTTGGACATAATATCAATAATAAGGTAATTAAAAATTCTTTATTCACCTTGGTTCCTGCTAAAAATTTAGTGGACTATTTTGATTATTCGGATAAAACATTTCATTTAGACCATGGTGTTGATACTAATTTTTATTTTAAATATAGAGATAAACCAGAAGAACAGAAAAGGTTGATATGTGTTGGTGGAAATGATGAGAGAAAAGGATTTCATTTAGCAATTCTAGCAGCAAGAGAATTAAACATGCCAATAACTATCATTGGTCCAGATTCAGTTCATGCTGATTATAATGAAAAATTTTATAACATAGTAAAGGAATGTAGAAAACATATTGATGTTGTGGTTACTGGAAATGTTGATAAAACTGTTCTCAGAAACTATATTAATACTGGTCATATTGTTATTCATCCTGCAATCGAAGAAACTGGTCAACCTTGTCTTGGTGTACTGGAAGCTATGGCTTGCGGACTTCCTGCTATATCAACTATGCAAGACAACGTAGATATACCAGGTATGGTTCAGATTAAAAGAAATGTTGAAGATATTATAGATTCTGTAAAAATCATTTTGAATGATTATGATAATTTTTCTAAGAAGGCGAGAGAATTTGCTGAATCTAGGGATTGGAATATTATATTTGATTCTTTGGAGAAACATTATTATCGTGCTAAAGAATTGAAAAGAAAATATCCACTTGATATGAAAGAAAGGTTGATCCATAATTATGAATTCTCAGAAAAAACTGATTCTAAATTTGACACAAAATTTAATATAACATACAAACCAAACCCTCACATTAATATTACAGGAACATCAGGAAGAAAATTTGATGTGGAATTTATTGATAACAAAACAGGATATTGTCATTATAGAACAACATTGTCTGAAAATACTTGGGCAGCATCAAATATATCATATTATGTTGATTGGAAAGTAATTGTCAGAGATAATGCTACACAAGATATTCTTTTTGTTGATCGACATATGTTTATAGGAAAAAAAGTTCATATTGTTTTTGATTCTGCGGCTCTTGGTGATAATATTGCTTGGATGGGAGTTGTTGACGCATTCAATAAAAAACACAACTGCAAAGTATCTGCAAGCACATTTTTCAATGACATATTTAAAGAACAATATTCAGATATAGAATTTGTTGAACCGAACACATATTTCAGTAATTTTGATTACACATATAAATTAGGATTTTTTGAAAAATCACATTTAAGTCCAAATGATTGTAAAAATGTTTCACTGCAACAATTAGCAGCAGGTATTCTTGGGTTACATGAATTTGTAGAGACTATACCTAAGATTACCGTAAAAGAAAAAGAAACCGAAATTAAAAATCCTTATGTGGTTATTGCAACACAATCAACCGCTCAAGCCAAGTATTGGAATAATCCAGGCTCTTGGGAAAAAATTGTTGACTTTTTGAAGGAAAAGAATTATGATGTAGTGTGCGTTGACAAACATAAAATTTATGGTTCAGGTGAATATATGAATACTTCACCTGTAAATACCATACCTAGACATGAAAGGACACTAGACCAGACGATTGCCACAATTAATGAAGCAGAATTTTTTATTGGACTTGGTTCTGGTTTATCATGGTTGGCATGGGCACTAAATAAACATGTCGTTTTAATTTCTGGTTTTAGTAACCCTATGTCTGAATTTTCTACAAATTGTACCAGAATTTTTAATGACAAAGGGTGTAATAGTTGCTATAACAGACACAAGTTTGATCCAGGTGATTGGCTTTGGTGTCCTGATCAGAAAGGAACTGATAGAATGTTTGAATGTACTAAAAACATCACACCTGAAGAAGTAATTCAGGCAATCGAAAATATAATCGAAATGAGGAATAATGAATGAGGAAAAAATTGCTGAGGCACTGGTTACTCCGGAATTTGCTACTTTAGTTGCTGAGAAATTTATAGCAAATGCACCATCAGATAGTGCCGAAGATGATGGAGCATCTTTGGAGAATAAAGGTTATTATTTTTTATTCGATGATATTTACAACGGGTCAGTCTTATCTGCGATTGAATGGATATTACTGAACAATATGAAAAAATCATCAAGGCCTGAATTTTTGACCTTGTGTATTAATTCTCACGGAGGAGACATGACAGCTGGTTTTGCTTTAATCGATGTTATGAGAGGATCTTCCATACCTATTCATACTGTTGGTCTTGGTATTATTGGAAGTGCCGCACTTTCAATTTTTATGGCTGGGAAAAAAGGAAAACGATTATTAACACCGAATACAAGTATTTTATCTCATCAATATTCTTGGGGTTCTTTTGGTAAAGAGCATGAACTTTTTGCTGTTCAAAAAGAATATGATTTAACAACCGAAAGAATGTTAAATCATTACAGAAAATGTACAGGTATTGATGATGATGAAATACGTAAATTTTTATTGCCTCCGCATGATGTTTGGTTATCATCAAATGAGGCATTGAAATATGGAATATGTGATGAAGTAAAGGAGATGTCTTGATAAAAACAATTAAACCTCAGGAATTTACGGAGATTATAGAAAATTTGGTCTCCAAAACTAAAATGTCATATATTGAAGCGATATCGCATTACTGTGAGGAAAATAAAATGGAACCTGAAACTGCAGGTAAATTAGTACAAGGTATGTTGAAGCAAAAAATAAGAGAGGAAGCAATAGACTTGCATTTTCTACCAAAAACTGCTACAATACCTGGACTATGATTAAAATGGAACCATTTGATTGTTATAAAGAATATGTAGCAATCAAGACACATTTTCATGCTGAGAAGTTTGATTACTTTAAGCATAAGAAGAGAAAGGTATCATATGAAACATTTAAGAAGCGTAATGACCATTATCTCTTTATAAAATTAGCAAAAAATTTCAAGGATGATGAAATCGTTAAATTTTTTGTGGCCAACTTTATTGATGATGAGAATATGTGGATTGGGGATGCGCTTGACACCCAAGCAGAAGTATGTTATACTAATTGGAATAAGCGTATTCAAAGCATGAGTTATGTTTTTAATAATGAAATTGACAAAATCTTAGATAAAGATAATTTTGAACAGTGGTTCAAAGTTAAAAAAGGTCAACATCCTTTGCTTTTGAAACAAACGATTGCTAAATATATCAGTATAGAGACATTCTTAATACTGAATTTGGTTCTTAACTTTATTCCTGACTGGGACAATCAAATAAAAGAAAAATTTGTTTGGCCACAATTTAGAAATAAAGTTTTGAAGTATACTCCATTTTTGGAGGTGGATACGACAAAGTTTCGTAAAATTTTACGAGACAAAATACAACAACATACAACGTAATATTTCGAAATACGAAAGGAATACTATGACTTCACTATCCGATCTAAAGAAAAACCGCAACTCTTTCATGAAGCAACTTAACAAAGAGATTGAAAAGATTGATTCTCCTTCTGAATCTAAAAGTTATGTTGACGACCGCTTTTGGAAACCAGAAGTGGACAAATCTGGAAACGGTTATGCCGTAATTCGTTTTCTTCCTCCAATTCAAGGCGAAGATATTCCTTGGGCAAGAGTTTTTAATCACGGTTTTCAAGGACCAACGGGGTTGTGGTATATTGAAAATTCTTTGACTACAATCGGCAAAAAAGATCCAGTATCAGAATATAACACTCAATTATGGAATTCTGGTATTGAAGCTAATAAAGAAGTGGCGAGAAAACAAAAGCGCCGTTTGACATATATTAGTAACATCTATGTCATTTCCGATCCTAAAAATCCTCAAAACGAAGGTAAAGTTTTTCTTTACAAATTTGGTAAAAAGATTTTTGATAAAATCAATGATCTAATGAATCCTGAATTTGAAGATGAAACTCCTGTAAATCCTTTTGATTTGTGGGAAGGTGCGAATTTTAAATTAAAAATTCGTAAAGTCGAAGGTTATCAAAATTATGATAAGTCTGAATTTGATTCTCCTTCTCAATTACTTGAGACTGATGATGAACTGGAAGCGGTTTGGAATGCACAATATGCTCTTGCTGAGTTTACTGC